GTATTTAGGAGAATGGCAACGCTTTATCATATCCCGCCAACATTGGTAGATCGGACACCGGCAGGTAATGTAGGCAGCGTCGTTTATTCCCCAACCATATACTGATGGTTCTATCATCATTCAAACGCATCTCCCAAAAATTCGCCCAGCGTCATGCCTTCGAGTTTCTTCTTGTTGTCGAGTACATCCAGTACCCGGTAATCAGTTGGTAGATGACAGAGATCTATTATCTTCACTGTTCTTGTTTGTCCGGGTCTGTGAACCCGTTTAAGTCCCTGTTGTCGGTGGTCATGTCGGTGCGTGTTGGAGTAGAATATAACGACGTTCGCCTCTGTCAATGTAAAAGCGGTTGCTCCGGATTCCGGGTGTGCGATATACGCCACCTTCTTATTCGATTCCGTATCCATCCAAAACCTAAGCGGTTTTTCACCTCGCTTACCAAGAACGCGGAAACCACGACCATCACAACGAATAATTGTCCAACCCTCCTCCTTAGCCACTCTCACACACCGGTCGAGTGATCCTGTAAAACCAGCGAATATAAGGACACGACCCACTTCTTCACAGTCCCTCAACTCCTCACGGAGAGCCTCCTCTTTCGGACACGGCACCTCATACGCGATTTTCTTGTAATTGACTACTTCCTTCTCACCCTTACACTGGAAACATATAACCTGCGTGGGTCGGAACTTAGCACAGACTTCCGGTGAGAACATTTCAATGGACTTGTACGATCGCTCCTCATTATCTGGATCTATCCATTCAGTCACCGTACCTTGACCCTTACATGCTGGGCATGAAGTCATTCCATCCTCTTCCTGAATGTAGTTGAAACCATCACTGATTTCTCTCAACTTCATAGCCGCAGTGGCGGCACTGGGACAGGTCCTTGCGATAGATCTCGCTACGCGCGTAGTCGCCTCATCAGGTTGGAGATTCCGACGAATAAACTCCATGTCTGGCAGAACCCAATCCAGATCCTCATCGAATATGGTCGTTATGAGTCCCTTCATACGCACGAACATAAGCTCGACTTCATCTTCCTTCCAGTTCAATATCTCCTCATAAAATCCGTTGTTGCCTGCAGCTTTCTTGAGGTTTGCGAGCCGACGCAACAATGCTTTGGGGGACCCCTCTTTCAGAAAGCCCGGGTAGGCTATCTCAGCCTGGGCCCAGGGATCGATCGGTTCGTTAGGAGAGAAGGTACCCGTGAGAGCCAAGACATACCCATCGAAACCATATTTGGCACGGGTAGCGTCGGCTAGAAACTGGGCGGCTGACGTTCGTCTTGTATTAGCTGTCTTGAATTTGTGACTTTCATCCAGTACCAAGAACTGTGGGACAAAACCATCACGAGCTAAGTTCTTCAGCTTCGCGTGACTAACGATTTGACAGGGTACGTTCAAATTCCATTTATAGAATTCAGCCTCGATTGCTTCTATGTTTCGTGCCGGGCATGACCAGAGGGCCTCGCCTGTTAAATTCGCGGCTTCTAATGCTTCTATGCATGATAGCGTTTTTCCCGCACCGGGTACCGCCGCTAATATTTGGTAGTGATACGTGCGAACTGCATTCGACATCGTCAACTGGTGACCGGCCAAGTCTCGCTTATATTCAAATTTCTGCACTGGTCGATCAAACCACTCCAAGGGATTCTTCCCAGCCAGAAAGTCTAGTTGAATGTGATTCCGGGGACAATCCTTCACACTCCAGTTCTTGCCATCCCACTTGGCGCCCTGCATGGATTTGATATCGTCCTTGAAGGGGAACAGGTCATATGGTTCCTGCTCATGAAATATGATTCTACCCCGATCGGTCTCGTACACGACCTGCTTGTATGTGGTGTAAGGTCCCGATTTCAATGGCCACGTTACGTTGGTCATCCCTCTCCCCTCACGAGTGGAAACTTCTTGATCTCCACGAGATTTGGTGTACAGGTATCTTTCGTCCTACAAACCAGAAGCACATTAGACGCATAGCCAGCAACACTTTGGCCTGTCGCTACTACTATTTCAGTTGAATCGCCCATAATCTCCATAACTTGGGATTCTAATTCCTTTTCAGTTATCGCCAATTCACTAAGTTTTCTTCGGACGTCAAAAAGTTGTATAGCGGGATGGATCATCGACTCTCCATTCTATGATCTGCAAGTGTAAGTGTGTGGGCGTCACCTTTTACAGGCTGATTATCAATGTAATCCAATTCGGCAGTCACACGTTCCAAAGCATTCTGGAGTGCTGTTCTGGCAGCTTCTAATGATTTGTAGTCAGTGGGAATTATCAAAGGGTTTCCACACACCATCAAATCGAGTGTGTCGGTGGTGTCCATGTCATGCTAACCTCTTTTGATTGGTGAAAGGGAGTAAGGATCGGAGTACGGTCTCGATATCATCCCACATTGGTCCAGTCGACTCTTGGCAGTAGCGTTTCCATTGAGCAAAAGTACCGCTGACGACAAGAAGAACTGCTCTTGTATGTGAACTCCTCTGTATAACAGCCAACTCCCCCAGCTCCGTAATGACTTCGTCTAGAGCACGTTCGTCTATCACTAATGCGAAGGTCAAGTAAATGTGGTCAAGCTCATTCCGCCCCTCTCTGAGTATCAGACGGCGGAGACCGGACGCGATCCGCTCACAGTTCGTGAATTCTCGCGGACTCGCGTCAGCCTCATCCGCCAAGCGATCACCGGTAGCCTGGAGAGCAAGCTCAAGTAAGGGCTCCCACTCATACACAGACTGACCGATGAGCTTGACAACGTGCATTATCGCACACGACCTTCCTCGGCAGCCCCACCCGTGTTCTCATCCAGCTTAACAGCAGTGGACTTCTGGGAGAGAAACTTAGTGATCTCTTCATTGACCGTTTCCTGATCGGGCAGATCCGAAATAGGTTGGGTGCAACGATGGATCGTCATGATGTGCCAGGAGAAGTCATCCGCTTCCTTGCATCGAGCACCGATCGTAACCGGTTGTGCATCCTGCGCAAAAAGCTCCTCTCCATCAGCCAAAGCTTCTTCTACATCGACGGTGCTGATAGGCATGAAGGGCTCAAGTTTACCGCATTCGGCGCGAGAGCTCTTCGTACGACAAAAGTACTCATGAAATCCGTAGCCACTAATCCATGTGAGAAAAGCAATCCCGAACATGCAAGGGTTAATCTTGCCTTCCGGCATCTTCTCGAAGGATCTTTTCTCAATGCTCTTGAAGATGGTCGATTCATCTTCAAAATTCACGACGACAGATTTCTGATTTGTCCGGTCCAAGGCTTTGGCACGGGCTGCAAAGACAAACATGTCAATCGTGTCACCATAAACGGTGACCTCATCATCCGACACCTGTACGCCATATTGTCCCGGCTGGACCAGGCGTTTGTTGACTGCCTTTCCCTTGGAAAACAATTGGAGGCGGGGCAGGAAATCGTTGGCTTTAGCCACACGCTTAAACAAGCCCTTGCCGCCCGTTCGGGTCGCGGGGAGATTTGCAGTGTCAACTTTGGTGGTCAATTCTGTAGTCATAGATCAGTTCCTAATGAAGTGTAGTTCATAAAAGTCCAGGGGTCAAATCAGTTATCAGTTATTTACGTTTTCATTCATATCTCCTTTTTAAGTGTTTGCGTAGCGAGTCGATCTTCATACTCCGCTCGTCGTCTACTCACAGTGGGTGGGTCTAAGTGCAACATCCAAAGCACCCCTGAAAGAAATCCTTCACAATGGGATAAATCACCACCACCAAGCTCAATAGCTACTCTATCCGCATCGTTCAGAGCCTCTTTGATGCTTCGCATGTAGGGATGTGGCTCAAATTCATTAGAGGGGCCGGCGGGAGGCGCCCTAGACTCACGGAGATCCACTACTTTCTTGTTGATCAACGCCTTAAATTCATCACGACCCATTAAGATGGAAGCAGTAATGAAATCCGGAACAGACCTCGCTGGCAGACGAGTGAGCTGATAGGCGTTCATTACAGGCATGTCACCCCGATCAACGGATTGTTGTACTTTGTCATCAAGCTTCAGCAATTCCAGTTGACATTTTACCCACTTGGTGGATTTCCCCGATAACCTCGCCAACTGGAGAAGGGTAATCTTCGGGTAAACGTTCTGAATTCGAATCAGCTGTCTTGCGATCTCGCTTCGGGTACAATCGATCCTCTGAACATTTTCCTGGAGTTGCAGCTCTAGGGCTTTCTGGGGTGAGTAATCCTTGACAATGACGGGAATAGACTCATAGCCCAGTCGCCGAGATATGTCCAATCGGTGCATGCCCGCCACGAGCTCATATTCGTTCTCTCCGGTGCGCATCACAAGAATGCCCGTCAGAACCCCATGCTCCTTTATGGAGTCATACAACTCTTGATATCGAACCATGTCACGATGTACGGGGCGCAGCAGCAATCGAGGGTCCCTAATTTGGTAAATTGGACAGTCAAATGTGGTGGTCATAATCTTTTCCTCTACCTAGTCTAACGCGAGATGAGCTATTCCAGTTTGAGAATTTTGGAAAAAACTGAATAAAAATAGATTCTGAAGGTGGGATTATGACGGGGCATAGTTAATCATGTAGATGGTACTTAGTACTCTAGGAGATTCTAAAAATTCCCTAGAGCACTATAATGCCTTTCCAGGTTAATTAACTAACTTCCCAGCCCCTATACCCCGTATGTGCGCTCTTTCCGTTATAATGCGCATCTCTTCATGATATTTCACATCTGAAAATTGAGAATTCCGAAACAAAATTCGGATTTCTGCCGTTAGACTAAGTGTAGAGCGAACCATGTACTCAGGAGTTATCTATGTCAGGGCTAGTTAGTGAACAAATCCATCATTTTCTGTGTGATCGAGCTCAAAGGCTACCGCACTGCGCGGACCTGTTAGAGCGGGTGCTGTCACATGGCACGGGTCTTGAACTTCAGGTTAACATCCAGAAGAACCTCGGAGAGCCGGTTGAGGGCAGACAAAACACGTACACTGATGGGATCGATCAGTGGTTCAATTTCCGTATCCCTAGAAACGCCCGGACGGAGCCGGAATGGGATAATTATATGCTGCAATGGTCACTCGCTAGGTATGTCGACTGCATTGGTTCCACGGGATTCCATTGGGAGAGCCATCAAAGCCTCTGGGTCGCGTTTGACTTTGATCAGATTGCTGGACATGCGCAAGGCATCGGTGTCACACGAAAAGAACTCAATGCTGTCCAGGATGCTGTCAGAGACATCCCATGGGTTGAACTTCGCCGGTCGACTAGTGGCGGCGGTCTCCACCTGTACATCCCACTTGAAAACGTCCACGTGGATAATCACACGGAGCATGCGGCCATAGCCCGGGCGGTTTTGTCGCTTATGTCTGATGAGGTGTCTTTTGACTTCGGAGGTAAGGTCGACGTATGTGGGTCCAATATCTGGATCTGGGCTGACCGGGCGACACCGCAGAATCAAGGGCTCGCACTGCTGAAGCCAGCGACGGAGAAGTTCGACCAGCTGCCCAAGAACTGGAGGGATCACATTCCCGTTGTTACCCGCGAGCGGCAGAGGGTATCTGTGCGAGGCGTTGCGCCGTCCCGAGAAGGATTGTTCACCCAGCTGGCCTCCGCGTACCGGCGGGTGAAGCTCGATGACGAGCATAAGAAGATCATGAGCGACCTAGAAGCTCTCGATGATTACGAGACGAATTGGGTACGCGATCATTATCTGTGCCAGACGCACACCTTGGCCTTGAAGGAAATCTCGGCCAAGTACAAGGGGGTCTTCGAGACTGGCTCTCGGGGAACGACAGACTGTAATTGCTTTATGTTCCCAGCGGCAGATGGTGCATGGCGTGTGTACCGATTCGGCAACAGCACCTCAGAGGTCGGAACCTGGGAACAGGATAAGAGCGGATGGACCTCGTGTTGGTTCAATCATCAAGCCGATCTGAAAACAGCTTCACTTGCTTGTGAGGCTTCTGCCTTGAAGAATGGGGGTTATGAATATCCTACACTCAGTCAAGCATTAAAGGCTGCCAAAGAAATTACAGATGGTCTTCCAAAAGATATTCCTGACTTCTTGTTGCATCGTAAGACAGTAATGATTGAGAGCTCTGTGGGTACCTTAACGATTCAGGCTGTGCAAGAAAATTCTGATTCACAGCCTCCAGGATGGAACTCAGTTGATAAGCGAGGATATTGGACTTTCGTGACAAAAACAAATCAGTCAGCGATACTACAGAGTGGAGAGGGCGAAGATCTTGATAGTCACATTCGCTGCCTTATTACGCCTCAAAATCAACCTGCGGGCTGGTGCGCGATGACCGACCATGCTGGTTGGGTGTTTAAGACAGCGAGTAGTATCAAAACACTCTTGCAATTCATGGGGAATCCTAAGCCAGAGGCTGAACAATTGATGGGCCGTGCTGAGTACCGGCCTTGGAAGATGGTTTCACTTCCTTTTCAACCGGAATATCCGGGTGATCGTATTTGGAATTTGAATGCCCCGCAGTTGGCTTTCATTCCTTCGGCGGAGCCGGGGCCTCACCCGCACTGGGATATGGTTTTCTCTCACATCGGTCAAAGTCTGGATAGTAAGTTAGGTGACCAGCCATGGGCGGCGAATGGGAAGGAATATCTACAGGGTTGGTTTGCTTCTCTGATTCGTGAACCGCATAGACGGTTACCTTATTTGTTCCTGTATGGTCCAGAGAACGGTGGTAAGTCGATTTTACATGAATCTTTTGCTTTGCTTATTAAAGATAGGATCGGCATTGTTGAAGCATCGAGAGCCCTTACCTCAATGGCGGATTTCAATGGCGAATTGGAGAAATCAATTCTTTGCTATGTAGAAGAAAAGGATATCTCATCAATTAGGGGTGTGTATGAAAAGATCAAAGCTGTAGTTACTGCCATTCAGTTGGCCATTCGTCGTATGCGAACAGATGTCTACATGGTGGATAACTTCACACACTGGATGCAATGTGCGAATAATGCTACTGCATTATACCAGTTGTCGGGGGATACTCGTATAACAGCACTGTATGTTCCGCTTCCAAAGAAAGAAGTTCCCAGGCACATCATGCAGCAAAAACTAATGGAGGAGGCTCCTGCTTTTCTTCACACTTTGTTTGATTTCCGTCTTCCCGACCCTGAAGATCGTCTGAATATCCCTATGATCGTTACAGACGACAAACTTTCGGCTCAGGAAATGAACCAAGATCTCTTGGGCCTATTTCTGGCTGAAATGACTGAAAAACGTGAGGGTGCCCGCGAAATTTCTTTCAAGGATTTGTTTGCTCAATTCCAAGCTTGGTTGCCTTCTAGTGAAAAATGGAGTAAGATTAAGGTAAGCAAGAATATGCCCGTCGAGCACAGAATTGTAGCCGGCAAGGGTAATGTCAGATTTATCTCAGATCTTCAGTGGAAAAGGATCGAGAATAATGGTTAATGTTGATCGAACGACACCCGAGTATGAGGACGGGTTTGCGCGTGGATATGAGAAAGGTCGCACGGACGGTGAGGCGTCCGCTGGGCTCTCATATCATAGAGCTGCCCGGGAGGAAGGTTACGACTCGGGATACAAAGAAGCCCTTATGAAAGGATTCGAACGTGGCTGCGCAGTTACTAGTGCAACAGGAATGGGTTATGCCACAGGCGTGTACACTGGTGACCAACCACAATTTCGCGGACGTTGGGCCCAATTGGTTTTCCTCGGTAGTGGGGAGGTAAGAGCTAAATTCTTAATCGGTGAAGATTGGGAAACAAAAAGCAACCTATTCTTCAATGTGGAGGAGTGGGAAATTGATCAAGATTCTGTCCTGGAGATACCAGATGCCAAAAGATAAAAACACGAAGTTGGGTAAGTACATCGGACCCGAGGAACTCTTTAAGGCTAAGCGGGGGGTCATTCGTTCTTTCGGTGAGGTCGTCAAGATGCAATTTGATGAAGGACCTGATTGGTTGACTCAAAGCTGGCTCACATTCCCATCGGTTGACGTCGCCATCGATAAGATTCAAACGCTAAATGCTGAATCGTTAGTCATTGGTGATGAAGATCCCTTGGACTTTAGTGAGGAAGACGAAGATGACAACTCCAATTGATCCAGAGAATCCCAAGGACATTGTCGGCTCCCGGAAGCCACCTCTGCATTTGATTCCGCTGACGGCGAACATAGCCGCAGCTATGGCATTCAAGGACGGGGCTGCGAAGTATGGCCCTTACAACTGGAGAGCCATCAAAATCAAGGCCAGTCCGTACGTTGTCGCCGCTCGCCGTCACATCGAGCTGTGGTGGGATTGCAGTGAGGAGTACGCCAAGGATAGCGGTGTCCATCATCTAGGACATGCCATGGCCACTCTCGCCATTCTATACGACGCAATGATCAATGATGGACTTATTGACGATCGCCCGATCCCGAGCAAGGCCAGCGAGCTTATGGATCATCACACTGAGAAAATGCCATCACCATTGAAGGAATGCTCGGTGGTAATCGCGGACGTCGAGCCCGATCCTGCGCCATGGCCTAGTCCGGATTGCAAAGCAACGGATACGGTCGATGACGGCCCTGGCTACAACCCAATCGATCCGTCGACCTGGGAGGGCACCAACACTTGGGATAATGAGCCGGTGCCTAAGATCCAGACCGCCCACGACCTGGAGAGCGGCACCTTCTTTGTTGACGACCAAGAAGATGTGTGCCAAGTGCTGGATGAAGAGAAAGGTAATCGTCGAGTTGTATGTCTTTCAGTTGGACTCCCCTACATCCGACCCGTACTGGCGAGTTTGGTGAAAGTGGACCGAATTATTACCCAAGAGGAGGCTACGTTGTTATGTACTTGAAATTGAAAATCGAAGCATCGGATTTATCCATCGATGATCTTGACCTGGGTCAATTGTATGTGGACACTGATGGAGACTTAAATTTTGTCGTGCGAAAGGAAGATAGCGATGAGAATCAAGTTGTTTGTTTTCTTGAAAGTGGGCCTATAATTCTATCATATCTGCCTGACATCGGGAGATTAGTCACACTTAAAGATGTGGAATTAGTAGCATGAACGAAGAACTTCAAAAACGATTGATGAGTTACCTGGAGACCTTAGAAGGCGCAGTATCGAGCACTTCAGATTTCGTGATTGAACAGGCGCCGATGTACGCCCAGGAGATAATCCGATGGCAAATCGCGGAGGGGATAATCTGGTGTGTCTTCTTCTCGGCAATCTCATTGGGTTTCCTTTTCCTCAACTTTACAAAATTGAGAGGCATGCGTCACGATACTGATAGAGATGCTAGGGGTAACGGGTGGGGTCTCGGTGTTATAGTGATTGCATTGATGATTGGCGCGATCGCTTGTGCAAGCGAGAGAGCATGTCAGAGCATCAAAGCATACGTGTCTCCGCGAGTTGTTATCATTGAACAGCTCACAGACATAGTGAATCCGAAGGGACCGTAATGCCACGTTCATACCGCTCACTGCCTCACCACAATGGTAACCTGCTGGCCTCGGTCGACCTGGAGACCACTGGTACGCACTTGGGGTATCATGAAATCATTCAGGTCGCGATACAGCCGCTTGACATTGACTACGAGCCCCATCCTACGTTGAGGAATTTCACGTGCTACATGCGTCCGCTGTTTCCGGAGCGGGCGGACCCGCTGGCTATGCGAGTGAACCAGCTGTCTCTGAAGGATTTGGAGACGGCTGCCCATCCAGACGAAGTGGAGGATGCATTGATTGATTGGAAGAACAAACTCGGCTTACCAATTGATCGTCGGATGATTCCGGTGGCACACAACTGGCCATTCGAGAAGGGCATGGCCGGGCTTTGGCTGGGAGTCCCACTTCTGGATGAGATCTTCATGGGTATAGCGCGCGACAGCCAAGCTCTTGCTCTAGGGATCAATGACATGGCAGCTTATCAGGGGAAGGAAATTCCGTTTAAGGAAGTGAATCTGAAGTGGTTGAGTAACTACTTCGGGATTGTGAATCCTCGACCTCACGATGCATTGCCTGATGCCATCACTGGCGCCCGGGTGTATGCGGCTCTTACTAAGTTTGATGTGCTATTATGAAATTTCTAGCAATAGGAATGGCGGATGCTTTCCGTGAGTCACTCCGTAAGCAGGGGTATGAAGAGATCAATCCCAACCGTTTCATTATTCTCGGAGATGATGGGCGGCGTGCGATCTGGGAGTATACCGGGGACAGTTGGGTACTAAGTGTTGGAATGATTTGTGGCGTGGAGGTTCTAGATGAAGAATCATAATATCATTCTCGGTGATTGCCTGGAACATTTACGGCCAGCGGATTGTATCTTCATGGACCCTCCGGACAACATAGGACTCAAATACGAGGATGTTGATGACCAACTACCCTATGACGAATACTCCCATTTACTGCATTGTTGGATCATAGAAGCAGTTGCTCACACACCTGTTCTTTGGGTGTCCTTCAATGCTAGATGGACCCTTGAAGTTGCCAACACTATGGCGTACTGGATTAAGTACAACCCCGAATACAAATTCGACCCAGGAGTTCAAGTCATCACGTTCTACCAACAGAATGGCTCCGCGCTCGGGAATGCCCACCGTCCTCTCTGGCGTCTTATGGTACGAGACCATACAGAGTATCCCGATGACATTCGGATTCCGTCGTGGAGACAACTGAATGGGGATAAGCGAGCCGATAAGCGGGGGAAAGTGCCCGGCGATGTTTACTGGGACGAGTACACATTCCCGAACGACGTTTACGACTACCCGAGAGTCCCTGGCAATGCCAAGGTGAAACGCAAGTGGCATGAGACACAGCTCCATGAGGATCTAGTCGAGCGGGCGATCCGTCTGACCACGCGACCCGGTGATCATGTGCTGGACCCCTTTGGGGGCACCGGTACTACGCTTCGAGTGTGCAAGAGGATTGACCGCCAGTGTACCTTGATCGAGAAATCCAAAGTTTACTACCAACACTTAGTAGAGGAGCACCCCGAGGCTGCCTGAAGGATTAAATTCATGAAAGATATAGACACCTGTGTACTTTGTTTCGTCATCGGCTGGGTATCCCTGTCAATGATATTCTTCGTTGTGTATGCAATCACTTTATAGGAGAGAACCTATGCATTTTCTGTTTCCATTACTGTTTCTGATCACAACTCCTTTTCCGAACGCAGATCTACCGGGGCCAATGGCACCCGTTGACTCTGAGTTGGGTGTTCACACTATGGCTATGCCTTTTGAGAATATCGGTGTGTTTGATAAGCTCCCGATCTATACCGTACCTATGAGCGATGAAGCTTTCGCTAAATGGGCACGCGCGCAGAATGCGGCTGCCTACCAGCGAGCCCGTGATCGCGCGGATGGATGGATTGTCCGGAATCCTGCCTTGGATGTTCTTGTGCAGACCAATGATTACACTTCAACCAGCGATCTTAATCAGAGCGATCAAGCTTCATCCACTGGTGCAACAATTGGTGCGACTTCCGAAACTCGTTATTCGGGCATTAGTATGCAACGTACCTACCGCACGCAGACCCGCTGGGGTGGTGGACCGGTTGTGATCATTAACCCCTACGTTAGACAATAGGAGAGAACATGAAGACCTTCATAGCAGTACTACTTACATTCGCGCTTGCAGCGCCGGCACTGGGCTCCCCTGGGGACCGGCACGAAAACCAACAGGGGAAGGGGCATGCTGAGCACAAGGGCAATGGCTACGGTCATCACCAGAAGCCACCGAAGCCGCCAAAGCCCCCTCGATCCCCTCGATCCCCTCACAATCACAACACCAATGTGAACCGACAGCACCAGACGCAATCTCAAACTGCGTCGGCCAGCTCCAGTGCCAGCAATGTCGTCAATTTGAACGTGGAGGCAAGTGCAGTGGCAGCTGGTGGAACGTTTGGAGGATTTGGAGGATTTGGCATGGGAGCCTTCATCACTAATCCATGGCGACCGGTGTACCAGGCGACTCCATGGAATGTACCTCTGGTGCCGATTCAGCCAGTCTATCAGGCTCCACAGCCTCGTCCGAAAACGCCCAAGATAGAACCTGTGCCGAGTTTCATGTATCGGGGAGTCCGTTACATCATCGTGAGGTGATCCTTGGTTATGTTCATGATCTGGTATCTGAGTTCACTAGTTATCACGCTAGAAGCCCAGGGTGGAGTTTGTTCTCCTCCCTGTGTTTCCTGGGGTGCGCGATGCAAGTAATTTCCTGTTATTTGCTCATACTCAATTCGTAAGGTATACTGAAGATAATGACCTTTTTGTATCCCTGGGAGTCCCTCATGATTGACCTTGCACTCGCTGCGTTATCCATCCTGTTACTTTATGGTGTGGAGATTTCCGTGTCCAGTAAGATTAAGAAACGAGCTAATGAGCGACATTACCGGAAGCTCCAGGATAATTTTCCGTACGAGCGAGCTGCCATGATAATCCGGTGTGGAGCCATCGCTCCGCTTGCAGCCATCCTTATGTCCTTTATGTGTCTCCTGATGGCTTTCGTCATAGATCATGCCTACATGGGGCTGGTTAAGGCTGAAGCACAGAGATGCGCGGATTCGGGGGCCCTTGCTGGTGCCGGGGCGTTACACGTCAATAATGCCTTGGAGCTTACGAAGATCGGCATTGGAGTCACCTACACTGGTGAGGGCCATGACACTGCCCGGCAGTTTGTAGATCTACACGTAAACAATGTGCGGCCTGGTGACTACACCACGGACCCTAACTCCTGGAATACTGAGGGCGGGGATATTATCGTTGGCCGGTTCCAGGATGGGGTGATGACCCCAGACGATGTTCAACCCAATGCCGTCCAGGTTACGATCCATATACGTAGGGATCACACGAATGGCTCGGCAGGTCTCTTCTTTCCCAATCTCAACGGCATATTCGAGACGTCTCAGACAGCGATAGCGCGGGTTGATTACCCCACGTTGCTGCCATTCACCACAAGCGAAGACAAGTGGAATACACTGGCCTCCGGGGGAGATGGTGACAATTTCGGGGATGATGGTATCCCGGAGGTGTTCATATTCCCCGGTGCCTGGAATGGTGTGGGTATGCCGCCAGGTAACTTCGGAGCTATCCAGATCGGAGCTAACAGTTCTGCTGCTACTTTGATGCGTCAGATCGATAAGGGACCCAGTGCCAATGATATGGCCTTCCATGGGAACCAGATCTCGGTGGGCGATACGGTTTCTGGTCAGACCGGTATGGTTGCTACAGTGGAGAAAGCTTTCATGGGCGGGTCAGGTGACTATGAAGGTATCATTGGTCAACCAAGATTTCTAGCCCTCTATTCCAGTGCCAGTGGGAACGGAACTAATTCCCAATTCGTTATCAAGAAGTTTGTTGCCGTCAAGATCATGCATGTGGATCTGCAAGGCAACACCAAGTACTTGGCCGTTCAGCCAATAACAGAAGGTTCAAACGTACACCAACTGAGGTTAGTGAAATGAAAGATCTACCCGCTGAATTGACAATTATTCCTGAAGATCTCGAAGGCGAGTATTGTGATGTAACAGATTGCCCGATTGCCCGTGCATTGAAACGTTCTGGGTACCTTGTCAAGAACTTCCTTGGGTATCGTGTTCGAGGGGGTGGTGTAGTAGTCTTCAAGGATGATGTAGGGACCTATAAATGGGCTAATGGTGAGGAGTTTAATTCCGGCACAGCAAACAAAACTGGCAAGTTAGTGTTAACAGAGGGGGCAGCATGAGTTACAGCACAGACATGATCGAATCACCAATCACCATCTGGATTGCCGTTGGTATACTGTTTGCCATCACTTTACTAGTCACTAATATCGAAAAGAGAAGGTTTTATGACACTCGTATACATCGTCCTGGGGATCATCGCGGTCCTCACTTTGACACACACCGCAAATAGTGCGCAGAAGCGGCGGGTGAAACGGATTGAGATTCGTCGAGACAACATTGAATGGCGCCAGGAGAATGGGATTTTTAAGCGTCTCCGACGGAGACTGAGAGGATGGAAAGACGTATGATCATCTACGAGACACCCGAATTAAGACTCAGAGAATATCTGGGGTTCCCATCTTTCTCTAAGGGGAACTTGCACATCTGTTTGGAAAGAGTTCGTGAATTCTTTGTGATTCCTGCGGATACAAAGAGTGTGCAATTTATTGTTCACAACCACCCCGCAGAGGATCGTGTGGAATTGACGGCGGAGGATTTAGGTGGAATCATTGAATTTAGTCTAGACGGTGAGGAGGTGAGTTTCTATTACACAATGAATTCTATTGTCAACCGTCACATGGCCGGACGCGACCAGCTGTACATCCAATGCGTCTATGAGGAGGGGGCACCATGATCTTGTTTACAACACCTAAGCTGAATACAAATACTCCAAGTGGTCTTAATACGTGGGGTATCCTTTACGGACCCCAAAAAGATTATGGTTGGATGATCTGTATCGAGAGCATATTGGAGTATTTTGATATACCCAATAATGCTCGTAATATCAGATTCACTGCCTATGATAGGCCAGGCCAGGATCGTGTGAAATTTGAATCCACAGGAGAATATCAAAGCGGTTGGGCTTTAATTGAGGGGCGTAGAATAACATTTTATTCTAAGGCATCTAGCGTTATTCTCAAATTGCTGAAAAAGCACGGCAAGTTCTACGTGGGGTGTATCTATGAAGATTAAGCGAATCGTTCTCGACATGGATGATGTGCTAAACACTATCACGTTGGATCTTCTACGGCACTTCGGCGTTGACATAAACTCGTATGATCAGTACCCTATTGACTGCGGCTTTGACGTTCGTTGTGCATTGGCTACAATGACATTGAATCCTAAAATGGATCTCGCGGAATTCTGGGGTTCAGTAACCCGTTTCGTGTGGAGCCATGCCACGCTGACGCCAGACTTCCATGAGATTCTTGATTGGGCTTGTCAGCACGTAGGACCCACCAACATTTTGATTGCAACAACTCCGATCGAATGTCCGGAATGTATGGCAGGTAAGTTTGAATGGATCGAGAGAAATTTGCCTGATTGGATGCAATGTCAGTATGCAATCACACCCCGAAAGTGGTGGTTAGCTCGTGAGGATACGGTGTTGATTGACGATCTTCCGTCCAATTGTGATGCCATGCGTGAGTGGGGTGGGCATGCGATAGTCCTGCCGCGCCCGTGGAATGATAATCGCATGTGCGATATCATGGATACATTAGAAATTGAATTCCAGGAGATTGAGAATGCAAACTATCAAGCAATGGCAGAAGGATAATCCCCAACTTCTGAATCGCATACGCGGACAACTAGAACGGGTGGAGGATATGCATGATACCTTAATGGAGGGGATAGTTGATGATCTGGAAGAAATTGGCGATGAGATGAACCCCTTTTCGGTAGGCGCGTTCCTGGATAACTTGGGCCCGCGATTGCAGTCTATCCAACATCTCGCGTCAATGTTTGAAGAGTTGTGTGCCTCGTATGATGAGCAGGGGAATCCAATAGAGTGAATAAAGAACCAGCCTTCCCCGCTTACTTTCTGCCCTTCCCGCCGGAAGGACACCAAGTCGATCTCCTCTCCGAGTACACATGCACGGAGGTGACTGTGGAGCCGGCGAAGTGGCCAGAGTGCCACAAACGTATTCACGGAGTCGACAACGGGATTGCCAGGTTCTACTGCGTGAATGAAGACCACGCTCTGTATTGGGAAGAAGTGAATTCTTTTGACTGCCGATCATGTCCGATTAGATGCGGGAGAGAAGATGATGTTTAACAAGTATCAACATATTGAGCGGCTCGGGACCACCGAGGTTGATGGGTTACTGGACGGCACTTGCCATGTGTTCCCCAAGATAGATGGTACCAACTCCTCGGTGTGGTTGGAAGATGGCGAAGTGCGATGCGCGTCCCGCCGACGAGTGATCACCCCAGAGGATGACAACGCTGGGTTCGCAGCGTGGGTCCAGAGTTCCGGTATACGGGACTTCTTCATGACATGGCAGGGCCTTCGTTTGTACGGAGAGTGGCTCGTGCCCCATTCTCTGAAGACATATCGTGAGGAAGCCTGGCGCCGCTTCTATGTGTTCGATGTTGTGATTGATGGAGAAGCACCGTATCATTTACCGTATGACGAATATCGATCCAAGCTGGAGGAGTATGGCATTGACTACATCCCGTGCATGGCTGTAGTTGAGAATGCATTGACATACGATTTCAACCAGCTCCTGCCTCAGAATACCTTCCTCATGCAGGATGGCTGCCAAGGTGAGGGCATCGTCATCAAGAACTACGACTTCCGGAACCGCTATGGCCGGACCACGTGGGCCAAGGTTGTGGCGGCAGAGTTCAAAGAAAAGCATATTCGTGAAATGGGCCCCCCGACCAAGGTAGGTGAGTCTACTGTGGAGCTGAGGATTGCGAACGAGTTCGTCACGAAGGCGATGGTTGATAAGGTGAAGGCCAAAATTGAAAGTGATGATCCCTTAGGCTGGACCAGCCGATACATACCTCGCCTACTCAACACAGTATACTACGACCTGGTGCGTGAGGAATCTTGGAATTTCGTCAAGAAGTACAAGTACCCCACAATTGATTTCAAGAAGTTATCCAAGCTCGTGTCGTGCCGTGTTAAGGAACTTTTGTCGGAGGTGTTCTAGTGAGCAAAGTAATTGAAACTGTCGGTGATCTTACCGATGCCTTATCCGAATTTCCTCGTGATGCACCAGTCAAGGGTACGTGGGAGGGGACTATCCAGGAGATTCGGGTCTACCCCGGCGCGGCCTGTTCGTTAGTTGAGGGATCGGTTACTTGGACGCGGACTATCATGATCGATTGTGATGAAGGGTATTACCAGAAACGTAACCAAGAGCACCTCAATGGCTGAAAATGAAAAAACCCCTTCCGTAGCTCAGAAGGGGTGGGCGTTCACAATGAGCATGTTGAAGTTCGCGGGATCAGGATTCTCGAAAACTACGGAGGAGCAATACAAGGAACGCCTGAGTATCTGTGAGCCTTGTGAGTTCAGGAAGAAGAATCAGTGTCTGTCGTGCGGTTGTTACATTCCAGCGAAGGCTGCTATGTTGGTAGCAGGATGTCCCGAGAAGTTCTGGCCCCAACTGGAGCAGGCCCCCTTGGGCCCCGCGTCCGTGCCGGAAATCACGAACAAACGTCCCTATGTCATCACTGACGATGGCAGCATACATGGGGAGATCCCCAACGCACCCGAGGGGTGGACCCAAGAGGCCGATGGCCACTGGTCACCGCCATGGCTGCCCTGTCGGCATCGACGGGTGTCTAAGAAGTACAGTGACCCACCTGTGGTCGTCCCATTTTGTGTGCTCATCAACGAGCACGTTACTACCGAGATTTGCAACAAATGTGAGGTACGTGAGCCATGAGTGATGTGACTGAAGACGTGGGAACTCCGATTAGCGAATTTACCGATATGGAGTATCTGCAACGTGTGGTGATTCACCTTTACGACCTTCTGGACGATATTGATACAGCGGACGATATGGCGAAATCAAACGACGTGTTATATCGTCAACTTGTTGGAAAGCTACAGCAACAGAAAACGGATAGCGGTATAAGCTCGCCAGATGGATATTGTTTGAAAATCTTACCTTGTGAGTTTCACACAAAGGATGAAGAGGCCCAAAAGCAGTATCAGGAATGGATAGAGGAGGGGTACTAATGAGCGCCGAGACTATTACCATTACTGTTGAACAATTCAATCAGCTTATAGCAGACCAGAATTTCCTTGAAGCTCTGCGAGGAGCTGGTGTCGACAACTGGGAGGGCTACGATATAGCTCAGGAGATGATGTCCGATGATTGACCAGGGAGAATTCTACAGCGGGGCGTATGATGATGATCCTGACCCCAGGTTTGCTTTCGTGGCGGACACTGTTAGTGAATACCATGAATCATGCGAGGCGTATAATAAGACAGTCTGTACGAGACGGCATCGAAATATAGCCATGCCGGAGACTATGGAACAATGGCATCTGATCAATCGTAATGCTAAACAGAAGAAGGAGGAATTGTTGTGCTTCGCTGTCGGCGTATTGGAGATCTCACGGGGAGATGCTGAAGTTTACTGGGACAAAGCCATGATAACTTGGAGACCAAATGATGGCAATTGATTTCAAAGACTTACGGATGGCCAACGTTACCCGAGACTTTGAGTGGGGCAACACAGATGGCGAGATAGATTTGACCTTCCGAGGGCTGGAGCTCGCAGGTGAAGTCGGCGAGGTGTGCAACCAAATCAAGAAATTTGAACGGCATCTGCGCTGCCTAGTTGGGGGTGATCCCAACATTGAACACCTCGAAGATGAGTTGGGCGACGTCGTCATCTGTGCTGATCTTGTAGCCATGCAGCTCCACATTGACCTTTCTGAAGCTGTTAAACGCAAATTCAACAAAACTTCCGAAAAGCACGGGTTCGCAACGGTGCTATGATGCTTCTAAAAGAGCAACATAATGATGAGTTACCAATCATTGAAATTCATTGGGTCGATTCAATGGGTCAGACAGGCTGGCAAGAGAAAGATTACATGAATAATTGTAATATGCGAATGCGTACGGTCGGTTTACTTGTTTCTGAAGATCATGAATCATATGTCGTATCTGCCAGCCAATGTTTAAACAACGACCATGTAGACTGCCCTATCAAGATACCCAAAGTCGCTGTGATCGGTTGTTGGGAGATTAAGATACGATGAAAGACTTCTGCCGTCACATCAACACAAACCCTGGGAGGCTGTACCATGCAAGACATCGGCGACCGTATGAAGGCTAACTATGAAGCTCGTGCTCAATTCAGACTGACTCGACGGACACCTGTAATCATCCGGGTCGATGGTCGTGCGTTTCATACTTTCACCCGGGGGTTCACCCACCCGTTCGATGTGCGTATCATGGGGGGTATCAAAAGTGCGATGCAGGCGTTAGTAAAAGAGGCCCAGGGATGTAAGGTCGCATATCGTCAGTCAGATGAAATCAGCCTGTTCCTTACGGACTGGGACACACTTCAGACAGAATCGTGGTTCGACTACAACCTCGCCAAATTAACAAGCATCAGTGCATCAATTGCGACTCGGGTCTTCAATAGTTATCTTCAGGAGTATACTGATGTGCCTCTGGGAAAACAGGCGGAGTTCGATGCCCGAGCATTCAACATTCCTCTGGAGGAGGTGGCGAATTATTTCTTGTGGCGGGCCAAGGACTGGTATCGAAACAGTGTCACGATGTACGCACAATCCGTGTTCTCCCACACTGAGCTTCATGGTAAGAGTTGTGGAGATATGCACGAAATGCTACACAGTGTGGGGAAGAATTGGACGACTGATCTGACGCTGGCGGAGCGAAATGGAACTTTCATGTACAGAGGAGACCTCGGATGGGTGATCTGTGATGGTGTCCCACCGAACTTTACTGCCATTGACGACATCATTACAGCAGCTTTACCGGAGACACAATGAGAAAGCATCCACCCATTTATCGAGAAAATCACCAGATTATGGTGAAGGAACTAACTGAACTCACCAATATCGTAGACGAAATATCGGGTTATGCCCCCGGCGACTTAATGACTAAACTCAGGGATGCAGTAACACGTGTAGAAGAAGCGTGTGTGGCAACACGCTCGATCACGAAGGGTGTATGCGAGGTTGGTGTCGGTGTTGGTAAAGTAGAGAAGGCAATCGCTTGTGACACTGCCATTGCGATTCTCCGACAAATCAAATCAATAAAGGCTTGGTAACATGATCATTGAAGTCAAAGAGAATGAGTGGATCAACACCAGTCAGATCATCAAAATGAAATTGACGAAGTGTACTGACAACAGTTTTAATCTCATCATAACCCAGACGGGGAAGTGTCAAGTTGGACTCTCATTTCCCACTAAGCATGAAGCACTACATCTCATTCGTAGAATGGGAGGAGTGCCGGTATGACTAACATTGAATTCGGATACGACGTCAAGCTCAAGGGGATTCTGCTACAGAGAGGGACTGATAAGCTGTTCTTCCCTGACCACCATCGAAGTCAGGAAGTGGAGGATGTTCTCCTAGAACTGCGACACAAAGCAAGATATACCAACTCTGACGCCTTCTTGTGTTACGTAGCTGAAGATCGGTTTGAGAATGCCTGGAACAAGTTGTTCCATCTAGCCAAGCCGCCCCCGACTCCGGCCACCATTGATGACATTCACGACGAATTAAACTTCTGTTGCTGCGGCGTCCCGGAAGACAATGCTCGCTATATCCGTGACGGGCTCAAGCTGATTGGGGAGAAAGCACCGGACGTCGTCGGGAGAGAGCACTTTGAGAGTTGGTTTCGAAAACACAGGCTCCGTGAAACAAATCTACACGGGAACGATCGCGCCTGTTGGTTCTTCAAGTACTGGGCTGACAGCTGTGGCTTTACCGAACACGGCAGCGGGATCTCCGCCGGCTGGCTTACGACGAATGGGGAAGAGTTTCTCGCGAAATTAGAGAGAGCAATAGAGAACGATGGATAACATGAATGAACTTGCGATGGCAGCAGCCGTCGTCACATTTGAATTTGATACATGGGGTGCTTGGCGAACTTCAATCAATGGGATTGTGGTTGCTTGGCATGCTGGTTATGAAAGGCGTCCATCAATTTCGGAAAGTCTTCTTAGACGCTTTGTTGAACATCCGGAACTTTTAGACGAGATTGCATCGCGACTCGAAGAGGAGATTGTAGAATGAGTAATTTTGCTATTAGTATCGACACTGAAACTCTTGGTCTGGATGTAGATGCACCGATCATACAGATAGGAGCGGCTATGTTCGATACGACTTCCGTCGACTACCCAAAGTGTGTGCCCGCAGTGTTGGAATTCTACGTCTGGCGAGAGTCATTCCACTACGTGGAGCCCTATGCGGCTGCGATGAATGCGGAGATTCTGTACGCCATTGCCAGCGTTCGCATGGCCAAGGGGGTGGATGTTCTGGACTTTAGCAGGGAGGAGATTAAGTACCCGGGTATTTACGTCCGTTACACACACGCAATTTCGTATCTGAATGAATGGATGCTGCAGTGGAAGCATTGTTTCGAAGACGATAAGTTCGTTTTCGCGGGTAAGAACTTCGGTGTATTCGATCTTCCGAAATTGCAGGCACTGCCTGGGACGCTCGCACCACACAGACACCGGTTCATTGATCCGAGCAATCTCTACTGGACTCCCGAAGTGGATGGCACAGTGCTTCCTGACACCAAGACTTGCATGAAGAGGGCCGGGATGGAGGGACGGGTGTCTCACACAGCCCTGGCCGATGCGCGTGATGTCGCTGAGTTAATCCAGCGTTGGACGCAGGTGGGTGTCGCGGAGAATGTAGCATGACAAATGTCACGATGCTTATAGTGTTACTTATACTCCTATGCATAGCAATAATTGTGGGCCGATTATGACACAGAAAGAATTTGATCAACTGAAACAGCGCGTGGCCTCACTGGAGAACTCTAATCGTCGTCCGCCTTGTCCGCACTGTTCGCCTTACTACAGGTGTCCAAAGTGCTTCCGACGTTTACTGAAGAGGAGAAGGGTTTATGACTTTCGCAGAAACAATTGCTGACTGGCTATATAGAGCTATGGGACTGGACCACGAGGAAACGTGGAGCAGCGACCATTATGATCGTGATGAGCTTGTCTCAGAACTCAATAAACTGCTGTTCACCGAACGAGAGGCCGAGCTAATTACCCATGGACTCTACATGTTGGAGTCGGCGTGTTCCAATGAGGAGTTGCATTATGATACTGAGAGTGAGCTAGGTGGTACTCCGGACCCGGATGAAGTCCGCACACTCATGGAGAGATTTCCTTAGATGAACGATGAACAAATTCCTCGTGACGTGGCTAAGTTGGGGACCGCCATCTCACGATTGCCCGATGAACATCGCAGAAGGGTCGAAATCGCCTTTCAACAGGTTGTCGATGGTAGCCGTCGCCGTCGGCGGATCTTGAATTTGGTGCAGGAGGCGTTGGGCCAGTTGCGTCTGGACATGAAGTATTTGCTATTCGATCTCGAAGCCACGCGCCGGGAACGAGATGAGTTACGAGGAGGCGAATATTGAGTTTAAGGGTTCTCACCAGGGGTACAAGGCACCCCAGTATTGCACGCAAAGGGACTGGTGGGGAAGGGTCGTGATACAAGGAGACGGTATTCAGTCGTAATGCTTTCAACAGTTTGACATGGGGGACAAATTCCTCCAGAACAGTTGGTTGAAAAACATGCAGTTTCGCTGACACTCACACAGCCACCAAATGGCCTCACTACAAGACTACCATCTAATGTCGTCGTTCCCTGTAGTACCGTGGAAAAATCTTTGGGGAACCCTGGTGCTAGACTTTCGTCACAGGGACCGAAGAATAAACTCTTACTAATCTTTTGAAAGACTCGTCGTTGTAAACTCCAAGAAGTTTTACAAAAACTTGCATCACGTCCAGAACACGCAGGCATTCTAAGAGGATCATCACATTCAAAATTTGTCCATGGTTCATTCAAGCTAACCAAATCAATGAAGGGTTCTTCTCCCACATCTTGTATAGCAGATTTGGCATTGGTGACAGTCTCATTAGCTTTAGCAACCATTGCCGTTCTCTCAAGTGCTTCTTCAGCACTCTTCACATTTCGTTCAGCTGTTTTATCATCCAACTCCGTCTGCTTCTCATCCACTTCAACTTGTTTGGCGCTGACAGCTGCTGTCAAGGATATACAGAGAGCACTTCCTGGATTTGCAATACATTCAGTGTTCTTTTGAGTAGTGAGGTCGTCTAATTGCTCTTGCAAAGCGTCCAGTTCTTCTTGTAGATCTGCTACTTCCTCTTCGAGTACGCATAATTCAGCATGAACTAAATCGAACGCATTTTGTAAGTCTAGATATTCACTAAATAGAATAGTACTAGCACTAGCAGCCGCTGAGCAGCTCAATCCAAAACTCTCCGTACATTTATCTTCCACAACACTCTTTATGAATATCTCCTCGGGGAAGGCTTGATTATCACAAGATGGAACACACTCGTCCAGCGTTTTACAATCACAGAAGCCTACTACAATGGCCGCTTCGATCTCATCTATGATCGACACCTCCCACTTGTCACAGGGCACCACCGGTGTGAATACGTTTGTGTCACATGCCTCCTTGAGTGCATTCTGCATGTCAGTGATATCTTGTGTTGTCCATTGATGACATTCCGCATCTATCTCGGGCAAGGGAGCGATTGGATCACAATCTGTATTGTCTGGAGGATTTTCTAGAACTTCGTTGACACGTCGGACCAGATCATTCCAGCTGTTGTTACCTTCACGACGCCAGGGTTCAGAACTTATGGCCATTATTATCCCTCGGGTAAGAAACGACTCGCTCCATCTCCCAGGAGTTTGAATGTCTGGCAGGTGCAGAAGTCTGTCAACCCACAGCGTTGAACCGCCACACCATACTGTCGAGTAGCTTTCTTACAACTCTCTGTGAGATTAGTCATTAGATCCGACTCAGGGCCCGACGCGATCCCCGCAAGTAGGTCATCCAGATTGTTCTGCATCACCGTCTCCACAATAGCCGCCGTGGAAATCTCTCCCACAGTTTGCTCGACGTCCCAGTTACGCTCTCCGTATGCTTTCACCACGTCGTTGATCCAGAACACGACAAAGCCTCCAAGAGCAACGGGGTGTTTGTCCTTGGTCATGAGTACCTGGGATGGTAGATTCAGAGGCCGTCGGGCTACAACTACCACATCGATGTCGGACACAATCGGCCAGTACCAATGCAGTCCAGGATCTAAACAACTAACGTTGTTTCCATGGCGCCATTTGATCCCTTTGTGTGTTGTTCGGATCAACATGAGCCGAGGAAAGACTGAGAAAAACGTCTCGAATAATTGAACAAACCATTCCATCTAATCTTCCAGGAACGCAGTCCCGGCTCCCCATTCGTCGTCTTCAGCATCATATTTCCAGTCAGCTGGTGCTGGTGTGTTTGTTAAATTGTTGTACGCAGCACCTGTCTTAATTTCTAAGCGTCCATTGAATATCCTGTGAAAGATTGAATCTAGCGTTGTGAAGTTGTTATTGAAATCTGAGTCAATGATCTTGGTTGTACGAATGTCAATTTCTTGCGTTGTGGAGAACCCTACGTCTGGCCGTTCCAGTGTTGGGAAGGCATCGACAGTATTCAAACCCAAGGCCGGATTTGGATTGGGTGTACCATCTACATTTGCAAAGGCAACATTAAAGACAAGTAGTTGAGGAACAAAGCCTACGTCTGCTGGGAACCTATCACCACGATCGGATTGTGGCCCAAACACCACGTTAGGACCCCCGATGAATATCGTCTTGCCAGCAAGTAGACCCGATGTATCGCCGATGGGTAGAACTCCCGTCGCGCCTTCCCCGATGCCACTCCCGCCGGCATCATCCTCATCCCCGGGAATGGGATAAGGTACACCACCTTTGAGGGCTGGCCAGAACAAAGGATACTCAGTCATCTCGCCTTGTCGTACCGGCACCAAGCATCTCACCTTGACGGATTGAGTCAGGGAATCGTATCGAGCTTCTTCTACAATTGCCTTTACCGGCCCTGTAGCCACGTAGTCTGGCAAGTCAAGTGTAACGGTATCGAACGTCTCTAACTGAAGCAGGTGCATGAATCCATCAAATTCGATTCGCTTCCATGAATTACTCAATCGGATCAGCCAGAAGGTCGCAGCTTTGTATATGATATCAGGCTGGTTATGTGTGAACCAGTTGAAGGTCTCTTCCTTCGTGCCATATTTGCTTACATTGTTCCGCAGATTTATCTTCTGGGGTTCTTCTTCAGATTCGCAAAGCCGCCACTCAACAACCATCTTTGTGACGAGTTCTTCTGTGTCCACAGTACTTACTACAATCGACTTGAACCTAAAGTCAGAGGTAGTTATCGTAAGATCACTAGCTGGTTCAAGCGGAAGGTACTTCATCCGGAAGACACCATTGGTTATCCAGATAGCACATCTGTTTAGGAAAGCCATTTCTCGGAGCAGCTCAACTGTGTTGATTCGTTCTAGCACAGCCATCCCATTACCCAAGACATCCCCACTGTTGTCCAAGGATGCTTTTACCTCATCAAACGAAACTGTATCAAACGTTAAGTCTGTGTAATTTTCGATGATGTATTCGATAATGTCTACAGGGTTTGGTCCGATCGTAGACTCAAACGTTACATAGATTCGGTCTTCCCATCCTTCATCCTCGATTGTGCTCAGTGGTTTAGACGTCGTGATTTGCGTAGCAACCACAGTTCCATAGTCTCTTATTTCTTCGCTCCACAGATCATCTGGGACACTAACAAGACGCTTCTCTCCGTTGAAGTTCTTGAATGCTTTCACAGCGAGCACGGTGCCTGGTGTGATCGATACGATGAATGTGATAGGCTCATCCCCAAACCGTGTCACACGAGAGCCAGCGTCGGCCCAAAAGTGTTGCAGAACATTTGTGGATGGGGGTGACGATGAGGCTGGAAGGTTGCAAATGATGAACCCCTTGCGCTGGACAGTATCAGGTACTCGGACTAGTTTGCTACCAACTATTACTTTACCCGTATCATCAAATATCGAGATCCTGTCTACCTGCCTTGATGCGACTTGGGAGAAGTCTCCTGTGCCAGGTGGAACTTCCATGTGGAAGTCAAAGAATTGTGCGGGTGTTGGTTGTATGCACCTGGCATCCTGAATTTGTTCCTCTGTGTTATTTGCTTTAGTCTCGTTCTCCAGGTGCCTTCTAGAACTGATAAAGAAGCTGTCCTCATTCTCAGGATCGTTGAATTCACCCGTAATAACTCCACCATTGACCTCAAGTTGGAGAGGTATATTCACTGGGAAGTCCTCACCACCAAGTATGCGCGCGGGATTACAACCTAATCCCACTTCTTCGGCATCATCTATGGTCTTTTGTCGCTTGGATTGAGCACAAGCTATTTGATTTTGCCGACTTCCCGTTACGTTAGCCAATTGCACACGCAGTTGATTCGCCTGGTCCAGCAGATCATTAGCCCTCTTCAAATTCTTTGTAGCCCAAGCAGATGAGGCAACATTGAGAAAACTGATTTGTGTACTGATCATAGAGACAGACATGCCCATACCGCAATCATCACCACCGAGAGGTACAGCTAAGTGCTTATTCTGACCGGATACAATACCAATGGGACACAAGAGGGTGCCTGTTACAGCCTTGTTGACTTGTAGCGCGGGTACATCACACTCTAGTCCGAATACACTAGGCCATGGTTTACCCACAAGATCGGAGGGGAGAAATTCAAACTGTCCCTCTTCTGCGGAGAAACCGAACTCCTTATCTTCCAACTCAGAGACGGCACCAAGGGTGAACGACCTGTCAGCTTCCTTCCACTGAATAGGACTGGAGATCTTTCCCGCAAATATGAGAAATTTCTCATCAACATCTAGATCTACGAACCATTGAAAAATGCGTACAGGAACCTCATGGATCTCCTGTGTGTTGAAGATGTCTTTGATTATGTCATCAGTATCACTCAGACGGAAGCTGACTTCCTGAGATGAGTTGGAGTTGAAGATGTCTATGATGTGATCGATCTCATCCATCTCTAGAATCTTACCTGGGATGCTCCCGATGTCTCGATCAGCATACGAAAGACATTGACCCCGACCCCAATCAATTTCAATGATGTTGGCGGGCTCAGTACCCAACTTCTGATTGAGCTTAGCGAGACTCGCGGCTGAGATTACTCTTACCATTATGCTAATTTCACTCCTTGGAATTCCAACGTGAACGCCATCTTCTCCGCAGCGACGTCAGTTGGGCTCGCCGGTACTCTTCCTCTACTTGGTGTGCTGAACTCTACAGGGTTGTTCAAAAGGAACCCCGACCACTTGTCTCCGTTATGGTCTTCAATGTGCATGCGAGATGATGCATAGGATAGGAAGAATGCACGGGCAGCCAGGCCATTCGCACGATTAACAGTGAACTGCCAGATATGTTTTATAGCATCTGCCCTTGTTTTCACGTAGGAATATGGAGTTCCATCTTGCGCCCGCTCAATCTTCACCTCAGCCGCGAGCGCGTGGCTGTCACTAAATCGCGGTGGAACTAGAATGATGATGGTCTGGATACCTGGGAACGGAGCAGAGATTGTGAAGTTGGCCATGTTACACCTTCTCCCCCTCGAATTCGAAAGAAATTGTGAAACGTTCTCTGTTGTCTTGTACCTTTGGGTCCTGTACTTGTTTGATGATGCCTATCCATAGACGGTCTTCAAAGTCAATTAGACGAATCTCCAGTCCCAAGTGGGCGAGCATGAAAGCTTGAATCTCATCTACCTTGGCCAGTTTCAAGCCGCTGAATGAGAAGATTTGATTTTCGGTTTTCGGCCAAATTGGGTCTGCAAAGATAATCAGCTTGCCTCCCCGTGACTCATGATTTATCCGAGAGAAGTGGAGACGATCTATATTTCCAAAACTGGGATCTCGCACTATGACTTCATCGGTGACAGCACCAGTCTCAGGGAACTGCAACCGGAATCCAGGTGTTGCTCCCGCAGCAGTGTACGTGGTTGGAGGCGGCGGGGGAGCGTTGGGGTCCGTATTTGTTCCGACAAACGGGCTGTACCGGCACGATAGATCGACTAGGTCTACCGAGTAACCGATACTCTCGGATAAAGTCAGCGTATCGACCGCTGCCAATCCGGTCGTCTGTTCAACTGAGGCGACGGCGGATTCTGAGAGCGTGAGAGTGTCCTCAGCTACTGGACCGGCATCGCCGACCGCAGATTCTGTGAGTGTTAGGGTATCCTCGGCTGCCAGAGGTATGGCAATATCTGCTCGTTCAGTCAACGTCAGTGTGTCTACTGCAGCTTCGCTGAAGCCACCGGTCACTAACACCCAGGACCCAATCGTAGACTCTGTCAGAGCAATGATGTCGAAAGCATCACCGACTGTTGGCCCCCCTCCTTCAGCCTCATCCCGGAGACCAGTGGGGATCTGGATAAACTCGACAGCCGCCTGATCGTAGATCTCGTCGAACGACTCCATCTCGTCGTCGCTACCGACGGGCATTACCAGGCTGCCACGGACCAAAGATTCCACCAGGATCAGGGTGTCAATTGCTTCTACACCCAACTCCAGGGTCACACCAGCAGTATCAGTGGGGTCGAAGAAGTCCTCTGTCACATCTGCCAATTCAGCCGACTCGGTTAAGACGATGGTATCGAAGGCTTCAGCCGGCGGGTCCGCCGAGTCCGTCAATACCAGTGTGTCAATGGCGGATAGTAAGCTATCCAGGCCGGGTACAGCCTCCTCTGTCAAGGCGAGAGTATCAACTACAGCATCATTGGATTCCCAAATCAACCCCAAGACTTCGGTCAGGGCTAGTGTGTCCTCAATCTCAACTGCCTGGTTGACGGCTTCATCTGTGAGGGTCAAGGTGTCGACTGAGAAGACTGCCATCTCCTGGGTCGTACCTGCTGTCTCTGTGTTGCCGAACGCATCGGACAGACCCTCGATGAACCCCGCAACAGCTTCCTCCGTCAGCACCAATTCGTCCACAGCGGCAACATCACCAGTTAAGGGGATACCCATCACCATGGAGTCGCCAAGGAGTGTAGAGTCGGCAGTACCTAATTTGGAGGTGAAGGCCATTCGTTATTCCTCAGCCCACGACAGTAGATGTACAGACTCACCATCAGCTCCTTGATTGTCACCACCCCAGCCTATCTCATTTGGGGCTGAATCGAAGTGGAAAGCATTCAGGTCGGATTTGACTTCGAAGAAATTAAATCCATCGTATGATATGGAGAATTTTAAGTTGGTTCCATCAGCTTCCAGTCTCAACCAGGCGTCATGCCTATGTGGGCAATCGATACTAATCGAGGAGGGGGCAGTTCCAACTGATGTTGGTGTATCCAAGTAGAACACGAATGTATTATCTCCGGGTCTAAATCCCAATAGAGATAACTTACCACTGCTAGTTTCTCGGAAGACTAGATTAGCGATATTCTCTGTGCTATTAGTTTGGCCGGGGCCCAACAGCATATGGGCGGTCACGGTGTATGGAGTTGCTGGGGCTGATTTCAGCAATAGCCGTTGCTGGGGATTCGTCCCCGGCTGCATGGCGATGGTTATACCCCCCGCAGGGTCGTCAATGGAGGAGCTCGTTCCGAAGTTGACCTCCGTGAAATCACTCTTCGTGAGTGTGACACCAGTCTTGTTAAGTAGTCGATGTGGAGGTCGATCGAATGCTGCTGGTTCAATGAAGTCCCGAACGTATTGATCAATGCCTTCCTGTGTGATTACGGCTACCACTTCACACCCATTGCCGTGAGGTAAGGGCGGAGACCCATCAACTCCTCGTTCCATGGTTACCACGTTGCCCGTCCTGGAAGTCACCTTGACAATCTCCATCTTACTGAGCATCAATCGGTAGTCTCCATCCAGGGGATAACCCGAACCGTCTGTGAGTGTGGCTGTTGTAACACTGTCATTGATCGCGCCATTGAGTGTAGTCGTGATATCGTTCAATAATTGTTCTGCTCTGAATGCCATGTGTTACTCCTCAATCCAACTTCTGAGGTGCATTAGTTTGTTCGCTTCGCCTCGCTCAAATACGAACCAGGCAATCTGATTCGGTCCACCTGCCATGAATACCGTGCGAGCATCCCGACCCACCTCATAGAAGGTTACACCGTCCGTGGATAGTCTGTAGATCAGATCTGTGTTATCATCCTCCACTTGCAACCAGTAGTCGTTGTGGATAATATCAGTGGTCTCATTGCTGGCGGCGGCAGCCGAGAAGGATGAAGGACCAAGCCATCTGTTGAAGTTGGCAATGTCTCCTACCTCCACCTGGCCGATCATGAGCTTCCCGGAGGATGACTCTCGGAATCCCAATCCCATTGCTGAGCCAGATATCCCATAGGCCATACCGCCCCCAAACACCAAGTTGGCCGTGAGTATGTAAGGCGGGGACGGCGAGGTTCTGTACTGGAGTTTCCATGGCGTTGTACCCGTCTCAGGTACTGTCATCGTAATTCCACCCCATGGGTCATTCGCCACAGATGCTGAGCCCTGGTTCAACCAAGTGAAATCTGACAATGTGAGGATGCTGTTGGACTGGTCTAACAAACGAAAAGGGCGACGATGATTGCCACCGCCGCCCAAGTTTCCTAGCCCGAGGGCACTGGCGTCTTTGATAAAGTCCGTGAATGATTTCTCCGTGACGATGATCTTAACTGGATCACTGATTGAATGAGTCGCCGCTATGCTTCCCTCGACACCTCGTTCGGCTGTCACGTCATTGCCCGTTCGGGATGTCATCTTGAATCGTTCTGTGCCGATGATAAAACGGCAGTCCCCCTCTGTGGGGAATACTGAACCATCCGTCATAGTGATGACGGTCTCGCTGGCATCCAACACCTCATTGAGCGTGGTTACCGCATCATTCACATGTTGTTCTCGTCTCGCGGCCATTTAGAATTCTCTCCAAGCTTTCAGATGCATAAGCTTGTCTGGCCTCCCTCGGCTACTGCAAGCGAAGCCCACTTGATTCGGTCCCCCAACCATGAACGTGGTGCGGGTTTCTGAGGTGAGCTGTATGTAATTTACACCATCATAGGATACACGAAACTTCAGGTCGACGCCATCATCTTCGATCTCCTGCCATACCCAGTAATTGTTGCAATCAACACTCGCACCAATAAATGAATTGAAGGTATTTTCATTCGTCCATTTTCCCACCTGCATGAAGTCACCAGGCTCAAAGGTGGTCATCATGAATTTACCCGTGGAGCTTTCCCGGAAACATATACCCCCAATGGTTCCTGATCCTCCCTCATCCCACCCAGGACCCAGGAGGATCTTACCTCGGACAGTGTACGGGGTCGAAGGCGCCGCCTTGGTCAGCATCTTGAATCCGACTGTACCCGTTTCGGCATTGATCATGGTGATTCCACCTCCAGCATCATCAAACACAGACGAGGAGGCTTGGTTCACAAAGGTGAAATCACTGGCAATTAGTATGTTGTTGGACTTATCCAAAATCCGCATTGGCTCTCGGGCGCTGGCTCCGGCGGTTATGTCGTCGATGTATCTTTTAATCGCATCACGTGTGACTACGGCATTGACAGCAATTTGATCAGCGTGTGCAATCGCCGTAGTTCCATCGGCCCCTCGCTCCACCACGAGTGTGTCACCCGAGCGGTCAGTCATCAAGACCACTTCCTCCTCCAGCCTGAGTCGACAGTCACCGGTTAGAGGAAGCAAGCTGGCGTCTGTTAAAGTCAACGAAGTGACCGTGTCATTGATGGCACCGTTAAGCGTCGTCAGGACGTGATTTACGAATTGTTCTCGTCGTAATACCATAGCAAAAATAGGCTGGGGGCCGATATGGATACCAACCCCCAGCCCAACCAAGGGAGAGAACGGGTTTAGGCGTTGACCGTATAAGTCACCTTCAATACGTCCAAATTCGCGACCACGCGGTCGCCGCCGGTAAATGTCGTTGCACACCAGAGAAAGTTCCCTGCTGCCGTGGAGTCAGATTTCGTTTGAGCATTCGTGCCGGCTGCAAGGAAGATCCCCTTGACCGTGCCGGCGCCCGTAATATCGAAACTGACCACTGTTCCATTGGTTACCGATTGACTGGCAGGAGTGCCCGGCGTCCACGCGGGTCGCGTAGTTGCAGAGTTAGCGTTCGCGGGGTCCGTGTAGGATGCGAACTCTGTCCAGCCATTCGTGTCATTGATACCGTCGTAGTCGTCACCGACTGCGATCGAGGCGAACCCAGCGTTATCGATGAGTCCGATGAACCAGGTCGTTAACTGTGTCTCGGAGACGAACATGACTCCGAGTAACTTGTTCTTACCTTCGTTGAGTATCAGATTGGTAGCTGTCTCACTGTAAATGAGTTTCCCAGCCCGCCAATGTTCGAAGGTGTATGTACCTGTGAGACCGTCAATATTGTCAACAGCTTGGGGCTTTTGCTCTAGGGTACAGGATGCAGAGCCGGCCTCTTTCGCTCGCATTTGATCAGTAATTTTCATAGGGTTCCTCGCGGGTTGAAAAGAAAGGCCGAAACGTAGCTCAGCCCATTGGTTGGTATCGTTTAGCGACGGCGACTTCGTATTGCGCGGGATGCTCCCCGTCGCGCTAATCTATTGAGCGTGCGATCTATCTCTCGGGCAGTTGCCGTTGGATTAGTCGCACCATTTACGTTGATGTCCCCCGTGCTGATGGTTACATTGCTGTCTCCAGCCCGCGAGACAGGTGTGCCACCGGCGTTGAAGGCTTGAATCTGAGAGAAGAATCTCTGTGATGCGCGAGCATTGATAACTGACTCACCACGAGAAAGCAAAGCAGGTATAGTGTCCGTGCCTCTCGTGAATCCTCCGTTAGCCAGCCGAGCAATGCCGGCGAACTCTGTGACAGGGGCGGTAGAAGTACCAAATAACCTACCGAGACCTTGGAGCAAGCCCGAGAAATTCAGCTTCGTTCGACCGGAGCTATCTTCCACTTTCTGAAATTCAGCAACGATCAATTTTGAAGTTGCCAGAGATTGTTCGAGATTCTCACCTTGACGTTGGAAAGGAGCAGCAACTCCTCGTAGGGCGTCCAACCTTTTCTGCTGTTCAGGTGTGAATTTTACATCCTGTAGTTTAGCAAATGCTACAATGCTCTTTTGAGCCCCAGCAATTTCTATGGATAAATCGTTAAATGAGATACCTGTATTCTCACTTATGCGTTCTATGTTAGCTAATGCACGTATTACAGCCTCAGTATCACCCGTATCAGCTAATAATGTTAAGGCACCTCGCAACGTGTTTGCAGCTTGCTGCTGTGTTCTTAAAAGGGCAACTCGCCTTTTTGTTGTCTCATTCTGTTCTACTCCTGGAATAAGAGGATCGACATCCGCTTTCTTGATTTCCCGACCTCTCTTTCTTACTAATTCAGTAGTACGTGCAATAGATCTGTTGACTTCGTCTGTGAGTCCTTGACGTCGTTCAAGTTGCTCATTTGCTCTCTGTTCAAGAGTTATCAGAGACTCCCGTTCTGCCACAATATCAGATTGAGCTTGGCCAATTGCACCCGGATCAGTCAAGGCTCGACCTGTCACAGTTCTAAGCTGTTCCACATTCGGAAAAATCAATTTAACAGCAAGTTCGATTTCAAGTTGTTGAGCCTTGAGTTGCTTTTGGGCTTCAAGAAAATCTAATTTGATTTGTATGGGTCTCGATCTAAGAGTTTCCTCAATGTCTCTGACAAGATCGGCCAGTCCTGCTGCTGTAGCTTCCCCCAAACCTTTTACAGTGAGTTTGGCTAGTTCAGCGACTTCGCGCTCCAGCTCCGCTGCATTCCTTGCGATTACTCCTGGGGCTAATGCCCTTCCAAATTCATCTGTTGTTCTCGCAAGTTCACCAATGCGCTTAACTCGTACTTCGATTTCAGAATTCGTTCCGATGACTTCAGCTCGATTGTCCTTTGCTACCTGTAAGCGTTGCTCCTGTGTCCGACGTAATGACTCTTCAGAACGTTTTTGTCGGCTGGTTATTTCTTGACCAACTCGATTGGCTCGATTAAGTAGACCAGAATTGTTGAGAGTCTTAGCACTACTTCGTGCGGCATCCAATTCTGATTGTGATCGTTCGAATGCTGCTTGTGCTAGTTTTACACCCTCTACACTGCCATCCCGTAATGCTTTAGCAAAGTCACGCGCTGCCTGTGTCGAGCCTTCTTCAGCACGACGAATCTTGTTAAAGGTCTTAACCTCTTCAGAGAGACCTTCTTCTCGGGCTTCTATATCCCTACCTTCTTGGCGTCTTGTTATCCGTTCTACAATTGCGTCACTGTCGCGAATAATGCTCGCAGACTCCTGCACTACAGAGGTAAACGCAGACAGTAGTCTTTCACGTGCTGATAGAACATCTTGTAGATTGATTTTAATGCTGCGAGCGAGTGCTTTGTCTCGCGTTAGAGCCTCTTGTGTCTGTGTTCTCAACGCTAAGGTTGTTGCAGCTGCAAGCAGTTGTGTTTCTTTCAAGATTTCCTTATTCTTCTCACGCTCTGATTTAATCTCCTCTTGATTCGCCTTCTTGAGCTCTTCTAATCTCTTTGCAGAAGCTGCGCCAGCTGCTTCGATATCGTCCTGGACAGCTTTGATCCGGCGATCATCGGCGGCAGATGCGAAACCTTTGATAGCAGCAGTTGCTGCTATGAGAGCTATTGTTACAAGGCCAATCGGTCCAGCTAACCCAAGGAACACCGTAAATTTAACTAGGGCTATCGTGGCAATTAAAACTCCAAGAGATAACGTAAGCGATTCTATAACTGGAATTGCCCTGCGTACAATGGGACCAATGTTCTCAAGACCGCCAACAAAATCTGCTAGAGCGGCACCTCGTCGAACAATAAGATTACCAATGTCCTGCGTAAATGCATTCTGTAATCTGTTTATGGCGGCAGTAAATTTCTCTGCATCTGTAGCCGTAGCTATTGAGAACTTCCCAAATATCCCAATAGCTTCTGTTACTTCTTTCGTAGTTTCCTCAAAACCCTTTAAGTTCTCCCCCGTCAGAGATAGAATACCACCTACACTACGTATACGTGGAAAAAGCTTAGCTAAAGCTTCTTGAGTACCATCAGTTGATTTTACAATCGCATCCAATACCCCCGGCAACTCTAGAGCCTGTATAGCCGCCTCAGATGAGGAGAAACCAAGTTCTCTGAACGCCTTGGCTAATGCGGGTGTAGGTTTTGTCAACGCATTGATGATGCCTCTAAATTGAGTTAGAGATTCAGTAGCATTAGTACCCTTAACTGTAATTTCAGCGATACCTGCTACGAGTGCCTCCAATGAAATACCAATAGCATCCGCTGGCTCAAGCACACGGCCTAGTGTGTTTGCTAATTCATCAGCAGTTACACGGCCACGATCAATACCAACAAATAGTTGGGCTGCAATTCTATCTGTATCTTTTGTGGTTAATCCAAATGCTTTGATAATCCCAGACAGCAAGTCAACTGAATCGGCCAGAGATGAGTTTGTGGCTTTTGCAAATTCAGCAGCCTTGGATGAGAACTCCAATGCTTCGGCAAAGCTACCTACTTGATTTGACAGGGCATTGTATAGTCCCGCAGCAGTTTCAACAATGTCGAGATTGAACTTGTCACTTATTTCACGTACTGCTTCACTGATTTGCAGTATGCCTGCATCAGGTGTGATAGTCTGTATGAGGGCTATTTGCTTTTGTAGTTCAAGTGCTGACGTAACAGAGTCTGTTATGCTTCTCTGTATGGCACCCAAGGCGCGCACAATTATCTGTGTACCAATGATCCTGGCAAAGGTCTCGAAGGAAATCGTTAAATTATTTGCACTTTTACCAGCAGCTTTGAGCCCCTTATCAAGTACCTTTGTCCCCCTAAAAGCATTACGAAGATTTGTCTCCAGCTCGCGAGTCTTGTCTATATTCCTCCCGAATTTCTGAGTACTCCGACCTATATTGGCGAGTCCTTTGCCCACGGCGGGCAGTGTAGAGGACAGAGATCGAGTGATGTCGACAGCTTCTCTCGCTCGTGCATTGTACGTTTTCAGACTCCGTGATAGTCCACCAATCGCTCGCCGAGCTTTAGCGAATCCGGCTTCCAGGCGATTCAATTCCTGCAAGGCACGGCCAGCCTCGACGATAAATTGTTGTTCTATGCGATCTACCATTAGATGCTCAGTCGAGTGACGAGAATGAAGTCCCGGGGGTCAGGGTACACAATACTATCGATAACTCCGGCAGCTTGCCTGTTTGCCAGCTCTTGAAAGTTGTATGGACCAGGCTGCAACAGTTTTGCAAAGACCTTGGGGTCTTTCGTAACGTTGGCGTTGAAATTCTCATTGAAGATCAAATGACCCAGAGTAGTTGAATAGGAAAATGAGAAGATACCGGCGCTCCGGTCGAAAACAACTCCTCCACTTGACGCCTCTGCGCCTTCTGCTACCCTATTCGGAGCAGTTGTCACGGGGGCTACTTGGAGAGAGAAGTTTATGTCTGCGGCGAGCGCAGCGAAGGTCGCTCGCGAGGCCCCAGACCAGATTGGGATGAGAGAAATAGCAGTCGACACCCAACCAAATGCAGCCTCTGTTATGGCTTTCTCAAGAATTTGGGCTAGAGTATTCTTGTAGCCAACTAGATCGACCTGCGGGAGTTCAAGATTAGCTCTGATCTGAAACATTACACACCACTCGCCAATGCTGCATAGTCCTGGATGTCTTGTTCATACTTAGTGAGGACCTTTGTCATTAGCCGAGAATCTACCTCCTCATAGAATTTCTGGTATGGAATACGATTCGCATTGCCTACATTCTTCCAGGGAATCTCTGTGGTCGGTAGACCAAGATCTGCCATGGTGTTGTCGAAGTAATACTGAAGATGCTCATATACGAGTACGTGCGTAGTATACTTCAACCCAAAGAAGAGTCGATCCTTGACTACGGGATTAGGCCGTTGTAACCAAGATCGCAGCCACAGCGGAAAAGCTGTTTGATTTTCTTTCATGTGTTTGGTATGGTGGAAATACCAGGACACAAGTGTGTCCAATGGATCACGGATAGTTGATATCACGGACCAACCCTCCCAGCCTCCGGGGGGTTCCACAATCTCATGGTGCCTGACTCGTCCTTCACACTATCGCCTACCAGCGAAATCAAAACCTAGTTCATTGATGAGAACATGTGCAATGGATGATGAGGCTGTCTTTGGATGCGCGATGTACGCAACCTTCTCCTTCTCAAGTATGTACATGATTACAGGCCAGCAAATGGATTTATGTTGAGCCGCTCATACTCCTCATGTTCAAGTGTTTGATCGAACACAAGGAGACGAGCCCTAGTCATTGCATCACAATCCTGCCACCGCTCCATGACCCGTGGGGGCCTAATCTTGAATCGGTAGCAAGCTCGATAGACCGCAAAATCTGCCCGCTTATATGGCGGAAAGTTGTAGTTGCGTTCTACGCCGTCGTCTGACCACGCAAAAAATCCGCGCGGGCCTGGTCCATAAGCCCTTCACCTAGCGAGTTCACATCTAGGCACTTGAGGAACAACTGGTTTGCTTCAACACGAGACAGGCCAAAGTCTTTGATTTCCTTTGTCCAATGTCTCCAAGTAGAAGGCTTATCTAGTTTCACATGTTCCCACTCAATTTCATTGTCTGGGATCGTGAGTGAATAGACCGCAATGAAGTTCATCTTCATTGTGCCCCAATCTGCCACTTGAGCTAGATAGCCTTCGTCCTCATCTAACTCAACCTCCTCGCCACCGGCCTTCGTTTCAGTAGGTGGTTCAGGACGAGGACAGTTGTCATTCCAGAAGTCCCATTCATCATCTAATGCTTGAACATAGAATCCGATAGGTTCATCTGGGCGTGGAAATGCAATGCAATCCACATAGCGACCACCAGCTGTGGCTTTTCCTTTAAGTTTCATGATTTATCTCCCTTGGTAGGAAAGAGTTTAGATACGTGTTACAATAGGTTCAACGACCTTACACGTACCCGTGATAGAAATGGTTCCAGCGTCGAAGTCAGGATTGACTGCCGTACGTCGAAACTCTGGGAACTCAAAAAGTTCTTGCTGTTTAGTGCCGGTAGGACACGTTGGCGAATGGATAGCAAACAACTTGATAGCATAGGGCTCACATTCATCAGCGCCAGCTGTAACCCACTCACTTGCTCCACCGACGCCTTTGAGGGCATCAACGGGAGAGACAGACTCGTTTGTACCAGTCGTGTACGACTCGAAGGTGAATGCTGTCGTAACAGTCATTGCCTGATCATCACCTGCCGAGATCGTACCTGTCTCCAGGTCGCCACGTTCAAGTTCCGTATCATACTCAGTTGTTTCTGTCCACGTAACGTTGCCTTCCCCGATCTTAAAGTCGAGGCTGATACTGTCGAATGTAATGACAGCACCGTCAACCACGCCACCCGTAGCGATAGCTGGCGAAAACGTGATGTTGTCAGTGATGTCTGTGACAGTTTCAACTTTTGCAGACACCACGTGGACTGGTGTACCAGTCTCACCGGCGATTGTAAAGCGCACGCCCACAGGGACGGCGGTCGCAGCAGGGGTACCAAATCGAGTTAAGACAACAGTATCGATGTCCATACTCGTTGCACCCGCAGGAGGGGGAGTGACGGATTCATTCACGGCAGCAGTGCCGGCAGTCCCGTCACGCATAGAAAACACAGTATCGTTAATTCTTATTTTGGCGATTGTACTGTTCCTTTATGAGAGAGAGTAATTAGGACTCGCACCACCGCATGGTAAATGCCTGGGACAAGACTCTAAACAGTTTTCACTTATTCCTCGTTGACGTTGTCGCCGTACGCGGCCTTGCAAAGTTGGTTCCTTGATACTTAAATCAAAGGCAGCTTGCTTAAGAGACGGGTACTCAATATCATCAAGCATGATTGGTTGGGACATTGCCTCCCGAACACCTTGATTAGTATGTCCTTTCCTACGAGGAGGACTAGACAACAAGTCAGTGATACCACGACTGCGTTGTCTTCCGATACGCATTCGTAAACATCGTTCACCAATGCCAAGACGATTGGCAGCTTCAGTGATAGAGGGGTATTCAAGACCGTCGAGGATAATAGACTTTGTCCAAGTGGACCAGTGTCTATTAGACTGTATTTCTCTCATCTTGGTTATTGATTTAGATGAATGCTTCTTTGGATAGGCTTTATGTTGAGCCTTCTGAGAATCGCTCATCTTCTCCTTAGTCTCCTTACTGTGTCTCACTCCTTGACATCCAGAACCTCCTTCACTGAGATTGTATCCATGCGGCGGGCGTGTGTTGTACGCCCGGATGAGTAAAGTCTCAGCTTCAATGATATACCAATCTGGTCCGCACGCTAGGAGTTCAAATTCAAATTGGTCTTGTCCATACTTGGCAATCGCAGCAGCAATAAGTCTAGAACCCTTTTCCGTTCGGTGGCAAGCCCATCGATTATCTGGCTCGCAAGTTAGCCCAATGTACTTCTTGCCGTTGACTAGGTTAGTCACTTGGTATAGATATAATCTGGTCATTAGCATGAAGGTTCAAAGAGTTCAATCTCATAGACCCCTGTCACCATACCCTGGCGGAGATGGTCAGTTGGATCTATTTCCCCAAAGTCAAGCACACGTACTGGTGTTGCTTTCTCTCCCAAAGGAATCAAACATCCGATAGATGTTCCATCATCATCGAATCCGGTGCCCTTTCTGAAACACTCAATTGGTTGTCCCAACTCACGATGGAATAACCCAAGTATGTCATCAAATGTGTAGGCAGCTTTAATTTCGCCTATAGCACTTGCTACAAGGACATTTATGAAAACACGTCCAGTCCAATTCTCAGGATCGTACTGGATTGTGAAAGGTCCATTTACCCTGATTTCAATTCGATCAGAGGCTTCCATGAAGGCAGTTTCACGAAGTTGAATCCCCTCAACAAGAGAGGGAATCGGAGGGTCTTCAGCAGCAGCAATAGCAGACAATTGATCTCCTATAGAAGCGTGAATCCAGCGACGCCAATTTCTGTTAGCTGGCATTAGCTGACTCCTCTAAGAAGATAACGTCACGAGCGCGTTGATCATGAATCTGGCTGAACGTATCGCCTCTTTGTCTCTGTCCAAGTACTACATAAATTGCTGCCGTATCCCACTCATCAAACTCTTTAACTTGAAATTTCTTACCATCGAAGATAAACCAATCATCTAGGTTCAACTCAAATGGAAGATCTCTCCTGTCTATGATGAAGATCTTTGAATCACGATCGAAATATCCACCATAGACAAATTCCTTAGCCGCACCGATCTTTGAGATAGTTTGAATAATTCGGCGCTTAGTTTGCGTCGTTAAAGGTATGGCAAGTTCTACAGTTGCCTTGGTGCGAGTCAAAATTCTCTCACCTGTACTCAAGTCAGTCTCAGTGCCTCCGTACTTGTAGAAATCTACAGGTCCCACACCCAGATCCTTCTTCAGTTGATAGAGACTCAGCTCTAGCATCTTCTGACGATGTGCATTAAAACGAACCATGAAACGTCTACCTTAAATACAATGCGGCGCCAATAGCTGTTGCTCCAACACCAATTATAGTGGTGAAGACAGTCCACATAATTGCGTTTGCCATAGCACGTGAACGTTTAAGCCTGTCAACCTCGATTATCAAACCGACGCGATCACCGTCTCCGGTGAGGTACATTTTGATTTCACCGATGTCTTCTTGCATAATCTTCAACGTTACTTTGGTGGCTTCATCCATGGGGAACCTCCGTAAAAGAAATGAGTGCCCCGCCCGCCGGGAAGGTAGGCAGGGCGACTCATGAGAGAGGTTAGCCGAGGACTGGGCAAGCCATGTCCGCGTCCAGGAGGGCCAGGCCAGCGAGAACGTCAACATTCACGCGAGTGCCTTGCTTCTTGGTGTCAGTCTGCATCGAAACACGAATGCCGATCGATCCATTCTGAGCGACCGCGAAGAGAGCGCCCAAGTTGTTGGGAGGCATCGCCAGAGGACGAGTGATCAACGCAAGGGCTTCTCTATGGAAGGCCAAGTTCAGAACACCAGCAGGTCCCGGGAAGACGTCTTCATTATCAGCCAAAGCGACTTCCAACGGTCGGTCGAGCAGGATCTTGGTCTCAGTCGTTGTCACGACTTCGGCCTCGATGATGGTGTAGGTGCGTCGAGTTGCACCAATGCCCGTAGCAAGCATCTGACCCACTTGAGGCGGCAGGCTGGTGCTATGACCGTCGACAATGATGTCGTTGTCAAAGCCCACAGCAAACGCGCCTTTGGCGTCAGCCTTCTTGTAGACCTTGAGTACCGCACCGGAATCCGAGGCGAACTTCTGCGCTTCATTCAACGTGACGGCAGTTGTATTACCACCACCTGTCGTAGCAGCTGTGATGAACTGAGGCTGATCGTTACCAGCAACAACAGCCCATTCACCCACGTTCACTTCGTAGCCCGTAATGGTAACGGCCTCCAAAGAAGTTACTTCACCCGCAAGCAGAGCGGCAGTAACAGTGCCTTCGGCCTTGTCAGTCGCATCGTCCGTAACCTGGGGGATGTTATTGGACTTGAACGTTTCAAATCCAAACAGGTCGCCAAGGAATGCACGTCGCAGAGCAGCGTTGAAATCGACACCAGCCTCGTTCGCTTTCACGATTAGGTCGGTATTGAGAAACTGGCTGCGGCTGCGGGGGCTGAGGATCAACCGGCGCTCATCTTCGGGGACGTTGTTCAGGTCAAGTTTTTCCTGAGCAGCGATGACCGAGGAACGAGTGTTGGCTGGCGTCAGGCCATTAAGCAAACCAACGCGATCAGCAGGAGCACCGAGGAAGCGATGGACTTGGCCACTGATGACTCGGTCCACACCGCGCGAGACGGCATTGATCGCTGGTGCCAGATGCAAACGCACGAGATCTTTGTTGTTCAAGGACCACTCTTTGTCCTTGATAATAAAGCTCGTGTAGATGTGCTGATCCAGGGGAACCTGGATAGCATCGAGAATCGCATCCTGCTCTTCAACTTCATCCGTATCAGACTTACGCTTAATACGGAACTTGTTGGGGCGGTATGTGTGAACAAGGTCACCTGATTGAGCAACCTCGTTCTCGAATTCACGATGGACTAAATCCATCATGACAGATTTCTCTTCGAGCAACATGAGGCCAAGATTAGCCCAGAATTCGGGCTTCGTGGCCGAGTTGTCGTTGAGATCGCCATTGGCGTAGCAAATGCTTACGGCCTGGCAAAGGTACAGAAAGTTCATGAGTATTTTCCTCAATGAAAGGGAATGGTTAGTCTTCCCCAGACTTTACTGGCTTACATGCCGAAGGTTTCTGGGTTATCCTTCATTGCCTGCTTAAACTCCTCGAAGGTTGTCTCCGGTGTGAGCTTAATCTTTGTGGCACCCGAGTTGACGCCCCCGGTCGCGTTTGTACCTCCAATACCGTTGATCATGTTGCTCTTGAAGAGACCACCGTACATCGCTGGTAAATCTCTCATCCGAGCCACAGCTTCGGTTGGAGTAAATTTCGAAATGGTCGGTTTGTTCTCGGCATCGAGATCGGGTAAGTCAACTAGAGGCTTACCTTCAACCATTTGTGTTTTGTCCCGCACAACATCAAGGAATATTGCAAGACTATGTGCGTCGCCCTCCAAGGCATCAATCCAACCACGCTCCATCAGGTGATTGTCTAGGGTTGTGCTGGCAGTATCAGCACGAGTCTTTTCAGTCTCATACTTAATTTGCCATTCACCATCCAGCTTTTGCTTATCGATCTCAGCTTGCTGCTCCCTCGTACGGAGCTGCGATTGGACCTGAGTCAGAGTATCTTGCAGTTTGAGAGTGGTCTCTTCACTGAACTGCTGTGATTGTAACACCTCTTGCAGTTTCGACTCAGTTTCAGCGAATGAGGCTTTCGTCTGTACAAGCTCGTCTTGGAGATTGCGTCGATTTTCAGCCATTTTCGAATTGAGCTGATCCTGAGTCGTGATCGGAGTGAAATCCTTTTCAGTTCCCGATACCGCTGGCGGGGTTGCCGCTGGCGGGGTTGCCGCTGGCGGGGTTGCCGCTGGCGGGGTTTCAGTCCCAGCAGGGTTGCCATCACCGGAGGGGGTATTTCCAGCCGCTGGTTTTCCAGCTGGCGGGGTTGCCACTGCGGTTCCAGCCTCACCATCATAGCAAATGCTCTGGGGGATCACACGATAAACAATACTCATAAGAACATTCCTTACTTCCGCCTGGAACAAGAAACATACTGGTCGGCGTATACCTGGTATGCCACCGGGAGACTAAACCCGTAGAAGTCGGAGAGACCGACCATCCCGGAGGTAGGGTCGCAAGCGACGCCATGCCACCAGACTGGCAATCCCATTCACAAGGTGTTCACTGGGAACATTACTGCGGTCGAAGCTGGTTTTCACCAACTCGATCTGCTGTTGGGTTACCGAGAGAGCCTCATACTCCAGCTCAGGGTCTTGTCCTGCGAGCCTCGCATAAGCCTCCTCGTACTGAGCAATCCGTATGTCTTCGGGGACGATGGTATCATCACCCCGGGGGAATTCCAATTCTTGAGCCGCTTCCGCCACGCGGATCTCTTCATTTGTCGATTCCGGGTTGCCCTGCAACAATGTGAAAACCGTTGCTTTGCATCCCTTGTACGCCAGTGTATCAATGGATCGTCGAGCGAGGAGAAGTGATTCATCCTGCTCTTCAACTGTTGCTTCAGACCAGAATATCTCATGCAACTTTCTCTGAAAATACTCATCCGCTTCAATGCGGGAGCCATAAATGGATATAGAAAGTGCCATGTCTGCCTCTATGAAGATACGATGGGTCCAGTAGTTGCTATAATGGCATTGGCCGCTTCAGGTCGCGATATGGTGACACCTTGGGTAATCACTACGCCAGGAGCTTGCGTAATAGCTGCCGCCGGTACGCAAATGACAATCATTGAGTCTTGCACAACCACGGGTCCAACAGTTGTGCCATAAGCAGTCTGAGGGGGTCCATGGCCGGGTTCTTTCGGCCCGCTACGTCCAATGAGTGGATTAACGACTGTTGCTGAATGATTGAATCCGACCATTAGGCTGATTCCTCGGCACCGAATGCTAGGAGTGCGGAACCCTCCTCTTGGAATAAGAAGTCTGCTTCTACCCAATCCGCTGTAAGAGCAAGCCCAGCAATACGAGCTTCATCTAGGTCACCAGCAAATTCCTTACCTGCAAAACCTGTCTCATCACCTATGGCCACTTCAGTAGCACTGGTGGAAAGTGTACCAGTGGATGCCAGGGCGGCGGCTTGTTGTCCGTCAATATAGATTCTTGAGAACGATTGATCGTAGGTTCCAGTAACCAAGTGCCAATTACCATCGAAGATATTAGGTGAGACCGGAGCACATATAATCGTGGTGCTGGTTCCAGTTCCCTTGTTGATATACCAACATATTCGACCATCACTAGAGGGATGTACTTCTAAAGCATATTGACGAACGAAACCAGAGAACAACTTGCCGATGAGCCCATCAGCATTCGCTACCGTAGTGGAGTTCACCCATATCGATACTGATATGCTTGTCGGATTTAGGGTAGAACCAGATGGAATTGTGACTCTATCATTAACACCGTCGAAGGTCTGCGCATCACCTGCAAGACCGGGAGATAAATCAGTTGATCCATCATTCGTTCCATCGTTGTTGTTCGATGTCGAATCTAGAAAATCATCGTGAAGGTGCCAAACAGCCAAGAAGTCTGAGTTCCATACGCCTGTTGGGTTCTGGGCATCCGCTTCACCCGTACCGTAGTGAACTTCTATCTCTTCGCCAGCTGTATTACCGAGTGAAGGTATACGCACCCAGCATGTAGCTGTTAAACCACTATCATCCCACTGCTCAATCTCATAATCAAGATCAACACCACCAGTGGTTTTGAATCGTATGTCTGCACCATTTGGCTCGATCTTAGAGAAGTCGACTTTGGTGTTGTCGAGTCTCACCAGCAATGGATAGTTAGTGAAAGTAGTACCGCTGGCACTGTTATCGATTGTGATTAGGCGTTTGAAGGATGGTACTCCAATGACGACCGTGGGATCTACTACTGTTCCAATGGCGGCTGCCGCATCGGTGAATATGGCGAAGGTCACTGATGGATCTCCGATGGCTCCAATCGCGGATGCCGGTGTGGGCGTTACTAGGACGTCGCCGGCGATCACTGTAGGAGCGATCGTGCCACTGCCGGCCAGTGCGACACACACCCCTTCCGTGGCAGCAATTGTTGTGGTGGTAGATGACTCCTCCTGGAAACTGCTGTCAGCGGTGATCCAATCAGCTGTCATGACTGCGCCGTTGATGCGGGCTTCATCAATACTGCCTTGCCAGTATTCAGCATCAAGTTGTGTCTGTGACCTACCAATGAAGGATCGGGTAGAAGATGATACATCAAAGGTCCCAGTTGTGGTGACGGTAGTTACTCCACCAGTATCCTGTACACCATCAATATAAAGTCGAGGAGTAGTGCCGTCCCATGTTCCTACTACGTAGTGCCACTGACCGTCATTTATTGCAATGTTACCTTCAACAGTTGCATTTGGTCCCGTGCTCGCAGGTCCAACTCCTGCTAGAAAACGCGCACGTCCATCTCTTGGCGAGAAGAAAGTACCCATCATCTGGAGCATCCATGTTGGTCCAAATTGTGGCGTTATACTTGTGAACCACTTTGCTAAAATTGCAGCATTAGTGTTTTGTACTAATGAGGTTTTGACCCAAGCAGATAAAGTAACAACAGTGACCTCAAGAGATGCTGGCATATCACCATCGGGTATGGTATCGACAGTATCAAGTCGCAGTGCTTCATTATTAAAGGAGGGGAGATTAAATTCCTCAGCATCTGCGATTACACCCGTTACGTCATCGGGGTCTACTGTTACTGAGGGTAATGAACTTGCATCATTATCATTAGATGTAGAATCCAAGAAGTCATCATGCAGATGGAAAACTCCACGGAAATCAGAATTCCATACACCTATTGCATTCTGACCGTCTGTATCCCCTGAGCCATAGTAGATGAACATCGTCTCGCTGGCTGTATTAGCGAAGGACGGTATGTGTACCCAGATCTCTGCGGTCTCTGCGCCATCATCCCAATCTTCAATTTCGTAGTCAAGAAGAGTACCGTCAGCAAGAGCAAATCGTATGTCTGCTCCAGCAGCGGCAGCCACAGACCAGTCTATCGACGTACTGGTTAGACGCACCAACATGGGGTAGTCGGTTAGCGTAGAGCTGCTGGCACTGTTATCGAGGGTGATCTTATTTCTGCTTGAGAAAAACGAAGTCGCGGAGTGTATGAAAGATACTCCCCCGCCCGTCGAATCACATAGTGAAATCGAACCTAGAACAGTGGTCGGATCGACCACGGATCCGATGGCTGTAGCCGCAGAAGGTGTCGCTGTTGTGGAACTAAATAGACCC